TTTATCTAATTCTTTATGCTTATTTTCTAACCATTGTTCTCTAGTCATGCTCATCTCCTTAGTTAAATGCGAATGGATGGACGTATTCACCGCCATTCCATAGTCGCTCTTCTGCGAGATAGTCAGCGATAGCGTTACGAATGTCTTGCTCATCAATCTCCAGCATGCCATACTGCCATTTCGCATCCTCGAATGCCCAGTCCATGTAAACCTCACGGTCTGAGTTATTAAAGTATTTGGGATTTCCGAACTCTTCTTCGGCGTGTTGAATGAACCCTAAAATACGCCAGTTATTTTGCGGGTCTGCAAAACCAAAATCAACGTAGTCTAAAGTTACTTCTGTAGCCAGGTCTTCTGGCTTCTCTGGGATTTCACCGGTCTCTATGAACCGCATACCATTTTGTATTGGCATCAATTACCTCTTAAATCAAATCATTTTTCCACATGTCGTCTGCTAGTGCCTCTTGCAGACGGTAGGCTTCTTTTTCCCATGGCAAGTCCATGTATTCTGTGTCAGCGTGAACAGACTTACCCTTCCACTTCGCACGTCCGCTTGAAGTGAGTTGGTCGTTCATTTCTTTTCGGTAGTATTGTTTAACATGCACCATTTCGTGTGCAACAGTGTTAACAAGTTGACGGACACTCATGCCCTTCTGAATTTCGATGGTGTATGTTTTAATGTCATCTTCCATCATACAGTAGCCAACAACGTCACCCTTGATGTTTTTCAGTTCGATTTCAATCTCAAGCGACCGAACTTTGGGAAGCAACTTCTTACAACAGTATATAGCAACCGCTTCGCATATCGCACGTTCATGCTTTCTGCCGCCCTTGATATACAGTGAATTAGCCATAAATCCTCTCTAGTCCTCTCAACTTACATACTTATTTTATACCATCTGGACCTACTTGTCAACCACTTTCTTTTCGTTAGAAATCAACAACTTAGCAAAATGTTGTAAAAAAGAGACAAAAAAAGAGGCTACTGCCTCTCGACAATAGCCTCTTCAGGCGTTCTTATGGTGGGGGGATGAAACCCCTACATACGACTTCATGCGCCGCGACCCCCATTTCCTCATGCATTTAGACCCTGCAATTGAATGTCTGCACTCTACCTAACGATGCCATGTTGCAGATAGCATCATCACCCACGCCTGTAACTCAAATCACCCACGCATTATCTTTCCGTATTATTATTTATAACACAAACCAACACTTTTCAATCGGTTAACTCAATTTTTTTGATGTTCATATCTTTTACTAATTGCTTAACTAAAGGATAATATGCATCTGGAATTCCATGTTCCATATGTGCAATCATTCTATTCAGTCTTCCAATTAGGGCAACAATATGTAAATATTCTTTTTTCGTAATATCGATATTCTCACCATGACAATGTGATAAAGTTTCCACTATTGACTGATAAACAAAGTTATCAATCCACATTTCATCTTGTTCTCTTTGTAATTCTTTTCTTTCTGCACCAAGCGGAAATTTTATTACTGTTCCCATGATTCCTCTCACACTAAAGATAATGTAGGTAACCTCCTACGATATATTTAGTGTTGCTCTTGGGCATCATACCAGCATGTGGATATGTCCAAGTTGGAGGGAACATCAACAGGCGACCCTTCTTAGGTTGCACACCTTGTTCAATGTCATGGAAATATGTTTCGCCACCTTCTTCAACATCATTCAGATACCAGAAGAAAACTAGGTAACGTCTTGCCGATGCATAGTCCTGAACGTCAACATGATATGAGAATTCATCAACACCATTTGGCTCATAACGCTTCATACGGAATTCTTCGAAACCGCTACGTTCTTGCCATTGACCTTCCTGAATACCACAATCGTTCACATACTGTTCGATTGAAGTTTGAACTTGCTTCTGTAAGAATTGAAACTCTTCACGCATCTCTGGCGCACGAGCAAGATTGATTTCTGTGAAATGACGGACGCCTTGCAAGTCTGTAGCCACTTGTTTGTCTTTGAGCATTTCAAACTTTTCAACAAGAGCATCACAAAATGCGGCATCAAGCGCATCGTCATATACTTTGATATATTTTACATACGGGTTTTTCATTTTTTATCCAAATCTATCGGTCCAGAGTTTGCCAAAAATTGTGGTGTCTTACCATCAAAACCATGTCCGAGTTCTAAGTTCTGAGCGAACAACTGTGCAGTTGCTAGGTCTTTACTTTTTGCAATGGGTGTGCCTTCTTCAAAGACATACCAAATGCCATTCTGTTCTCCAACGTTATACGTTCCAAGCATCAAAGTTTCTCCTTCCTTCACTTTTCATTTGTTTGCCAAAGCGGGACTTGTCAAATGCTGGTGTGTCATCTTCTTGCCCACTGTCAACAATGTCTGATTGAGCATCTTGCTCAACATCATATAGTCGCATCTTGCTTCTGTCAATACCGACAACAAACCTCTTGTTTACGCCTGGGTCGTTGTAGCGGTTTTTGAGTTGCTTGACCATAATCTGATTAAGTGCTTCCATTTCTTCCGTGGATATAAGAGCAAACATAAGGTCTGCCGTTGCGGGTAGTCCGAAACTTTCCGATGTGTCCGTGAGGTCAACGTCGGTGTTTGAGTATCCGCTTCTTGTTGTTTGAGTGGCTGACACAATCGGCAGATTGAATTCGACTGCAAGCCCTCTGATTTCTTCTGCGATGGATTTGACATAGGTGTAACTGTTGACATTAGAACCGCCTTTCACTCGGGAAGATGCACAAATATTCAGATAATCAATGTAGATAATATCTGGTCGAAAATCTTTCTTCAAAGCAAGTTCATTAAGTAAGTGACGGAAGTGTCCAGCGTGAACACTAGCAGTCGGATACTCTTTGACAATCAACCTACCTTGAAACTTTGCTTTCAACTTACCGACTTTCTTATCGAACAGTGTCTTATCAAGTTCTGGCAACTGTGCGATTGGAACGTCAAGTAAGTTAGCATCGATACGTTCTGCAATTTTCTCTTCAGACATTTCTAACGAGATATACAGGACGTTCTTTCCCTGAGCGAGGTTTGCACTAGCACAATGACACATGAATAGAGACTTACCAACACCTGTGCCAGCAAGAGCAATATTCAGAGATTTGCGAGACAAACCACCCTTTGTAATTTTGTTGAAGTATTCCAAGTCAAATGGAATCTTCTCTTCTACCCGATGATAGAAATCAAATCGTTCATCCGAATTCTCTAGGTAGTCGTGACCAATGTGTTGGTCGAATGATACACCCAAGGCATCTGACAACAGTTTAGGGATTGCACCCTTATCATTCTGTTTGTCTTTACCTTCCATAATGACGATTGAAGACATAATGGCATTGTATACTGCCCGTTCTTGGCACCACTTCTCGGTCTTGTCTAGCAACCAAGATACATCTGGCAACACCTCATCAAATGCACCAAGCATTTCACCTGCTTTTTGAAACTCTTCTTCGGTCACATTTTTCTGACCATTCATCGAAACAAGAAGTGCTTCTTTAGTAGGTAGTGTGTTGTATTCTGTTACATATTGTTCGATTTCTTTGTAGAGAGCCTTTTCAGTGCCATCTTCAAAGTATTCGGGCTTTATGAACGGTAGTGTTTTCCTACAATAGTCCTCATTATTAATGAGTGACTTGAGGATTGCCTGTTCCAATCTTGACGATACCATCTTTATGTTTGTCCTTTTCACTCAAATCGGTTTCTAAAATGTGCAGTAGAATGTCACCAACTAGACTTTCAAGTTCGTCTTTGTCAGTGTCTTCAAATTCTTGTTCTGCAATCTCTTTAGGTACCGTAATTATATCATACTCATAACGGAATGTCAATGTGCCATCTGTATTTTCTTCTGAACCAAACTGCACACGTCCATAGCGATATGTAACACCATCAAACTTCTCGGTGTTCTTCAACTGAATGTGGTATTCGTCTCCGACTGCGTTCGCAACAAGACTGTAGTAGTCTTGGATATTATCACGCATTTTCTTCTCCGACTTCTTCATTAATCTCTGCGTCTAGGTCTGCTTCCAATTCGTCCATAGTCGCACCATAAACAAATGCTTTCTTCACATACTCTTCAATTCTTTGTAGAACTTCATCGGTGAAGAACTGTTCTGGATTTTCATTGATGGTCTTACCAAACTGAGTTTTGCCATCGGGTAACTCATAACGTGTTGAAACTTTCTTAAACACGCCAGCGGCTTCTGCAAGTTCTAGTAGACCATAGTAACGAGATAGACCTTTCTTGTAAGTTACAAGAACTTCAACTTTGGTATTCTCTTTGGTCAAACGAGACTTGTGGTTCAGAACCCTGATGATGTTACCAACAACTTCTGTTCCGTCTTTCTCTTTTTTCTTCGACAAGAATAGAATGTTTGATGCGGCATATTTCAACCCTGCACCACCACCCATCTCTTTCGTTGGGACATATGCACCAACAACTTCGTATGTGTGATTAGTCACAAGCATCGGAACTTTTGCACGACCTAGTTTCAAGGTAAGTGTTCTGAAGATACCACGAATTTTAGGTGCCCGTGTCATATCTCGCTTCTCTGAACCACTTTCAGTATCAGCCATTTCTTTGTTTGTTGAAAGCATACCAAGACTGTCAAGCACTAGCAATAGTGGCTTTCTGTCTGCTTCATTTTGTTCTAGGTATTTGTCAACAACTTTGACTGCCTGTGTGCCAAATTCTTCAACTGTCGCAACTGGAATCATCGCAACACGTTTCGGGTCAATGCCACGTTCTTCAATAATCTTTTTAGTTAGCGCACTCTCACTCTCAAAGTAGAGAACACCAGCATCTGGATTATCTTTAAGAAACTGCCTTACTGCACCGAGAACAAAGAACGTTTTACCTGTCGCACTTTCTCCAGCAAAGGCTGTAATTTTGTTGTTAGGAATTCCACCAAAAAGGCTTCCTGAAACAAGAGCATTAAGAACATAACTACCAGTATCAATATATCCATCAACTTCTCCTGCTACGATTCCATTATCAACGGTGCCTGCATATTCATTGCCTGTCGCTTTGACTAGACCATCCAAAAAATCACCCATATCAACTCCTCATGTGTAAAGTATTTCTATCATTATATGCCAATTTCGAAAAAATGTCAAGTAGTTTTTACTTTTTCTTTTTTCTTTTTTTGACCAAAAATTCGGTCGTAGTTCTCATCGAACTTTTTCTTATCAGTGGGTCTCTGTTTTGACCCTTTACCACCGTCACTCATTTATAGTCACCTTTCCTTCACGCAACAACTTCTGGCGATTTACCATATGCTTCGCTTGAATTTCATCTTTTGAGCCACCAAAGTAAGCAACTGCATGTCCCTCTGAAACGAGTTGGTCGCTAACATGCTCTTCTGTGTGACCTTCAAGTTTGAAGTCACCAAGAATTCTACCGAACTTGCCCTTCGCATCATACTCTTTGCAAACTAGAACTTGCATCGAACCAATGGGAAGGAAATCTTTAAGTCTTTGCTTAGAGGCAAGTCCGAATACTTTTTCAGTGGCATCTTTTGTTCGACTTTCAGGTGTGTCAATCCCCATAATTCGCACTCTTTCACCTCTGAGCCAAACGCCAAAGCCAAGGTCAATATCAATGTCAACTGTATCACCGTCTACCACCTTTAGAATTTTTACTGAATATTCATACATCGGGTTTATATCCTTTTAACGTGCTATTAGCAACCACCGTATCTTCAGTAAACTCATCTTTTTTGAATTCTGCTACGGGTAGTTCTACTTCTTTGAATTTTGTTTTAACAGCCGTCCCAGAAGAAGTTTCATACTTTAGGTCTTCGGGAATGTGGGAAGCATTAGGTTCTTCTGGAACGGCTATAACCTTTTTTTGTTGAAATGCCATATTTGCCGCAATTACTAGTAGAACTGCGAGTGGGTCAAATACAAAAATCAAACACAAGATAACATATCTTACTGCGGCATCTAAGTCTTCTTGCCCAAGCAATTCTGCAATGTATTTGACTGGACCAACTTCAACTTCGAATGCACGAACTTCTGATTTTAGTTCAGCAATCTCACTTCTATATGTATCAATCTGACTATAAGCGTTATCAACACCTGTTCTGATTGCTTCACGCTCTGGCTCTTGTTCTTTACGAGCCTCAAGACCCTTTGTGACTGCACCAAGTTCGATATACCTTGACAATGCTTCGTCAAGTTGTGTCAACTGTTGTTCATAGCGATTGATTGTGGTTTGCTCTTGTGCAATTCGTTGTTCAATCAATTCGATTTGTGCTTGTGCATCACCAGCACCAACGCCTTGGTCGATGTGTGCTTTTGACAAGAAACCATAAATGCCCATTGAAGTAATGAGCATAAGAACTGCCACGGCAACTGTAAAATAAGATTTAAGTAAAAAAGGCGCACGATTCCAATTCTGATATAGCCACGATGCAGTTACAAGTTTACCAACTTCTAGCACCGAACCCATGATAATAATAGGGACGGCTGAAGCGGCAAAAATAGCGACAAGACCCACGATGGAGTAATATGCCGCTACTGCCGAAATCGCTAACGCCGTAATAAGCGTGATATAAACCAAAAGATTACCCTCTTGTTAGGGCAAGCAACTTATCGATTTGTTTTTG